ATTTAACGGTAAATTCGCCGCCTACCGCTGCAATGACAATATCGCCGTGTTCAGCCGTTCTTGAACTGTCCACTACCAGCAGATCACCGTCACTAATGCCCGCCTCGATCATTGAGTCACCCGCCGCTTTAACAAAATATGTTGCACAGGGATGCTGGATCATCAGTTCGTTTAAATCGATGCGCTGCTCAACATAATCCGCCGCCGGGGACGGAAACCCACACTGAACAAGACTCGCGTATAGGGGTAGCGCGACAATGCCGCGCAATTCTGCTGGCGTGTAAAATTCCATAAACAACCACTCCTGATTTATACTGTTTTTATATACAGTAGTTTCAAAGAGGTTGCAGATCAATGCGGCGGCACCTATCAATGTTGCCGACAGGCGTTAAAGAGTGGCGACAAAGTAAACGGCGGAGCAGGCCAGCACCGGTACCATCCAGTCGAGAAAGCTGGGCAGGTTCCATGCTCGCCTGTCGAAGCCTCCCCACCACGGCATGTTGGCTCGCTTGCCGCCGCCGTACTGAGCGATCCAACGATACTCGGCCTGGGTGTGCTCGCGTGCGATAAACCATGTACAGCCTATCGCGCCGCCAGCGGACCAGTCACCAATAGTCAGACCGAAGGTGCACTGCAGCGCAAGAGCAACCAGCGCGTGATAAATTGGTGATAAATCTAAACTCATTGTCTTTCCTCAAGGATGCTCACCCGTTTACGCAGTTGTTGGATCTCTTTAATGAGTAGAGGTACGGTTTTTGAATAGTCCACAGACCATTTTGCATCTGGATCGTCACCACCTGTAGTTACGGCATCCGGGTATACCTCATAAAACTCCTGAGCTATGACACCATACGCCTGATAGCTATCATCTGATTTCCAGTAGAACTGGCGCACCCGCATACTGTCGATAATTTCACCGGGATCATCAGCGTCTCTTATGCCAAATTTAAGCGTACCATCAGATGATGTATTGAATGCAGTGGAGTTGGCGTTTGTGGATATCGACCCAACGACACCGTTCGGGTTTGAAAATGAAATGTGTTGTCGGCCGGCAACATTATTTGTGATGAATTCTGCACCGACGCCCCCCGTATTTGATGAGGTATTGCTGAATACTAAAAGCCCTGTTGCTGCTGTTGCTGGCGTTAATGTCTTGGTCCCGACGGTACCAATCCTGCCATTAAAATAATTAAGCGCTGTGGTTGAAGTGGTTTCAATGGAAGGTGTCTTGATTGCGGTTAAAAACTCCCCCTCACCTGTGATCTTCAGTACGTCACCATAGAATGTGGTTATCTCGATAACGTTACCCGACCCTCGCTTGGATTGATATTTAAGCAACCCTGCGTCACCAGATGCCGAATACGTATCCTGAATATCGATCGCAAATTTTGTTGCTGCGTTATTTAATGGCTGTGACCGGATGAGCTGGATCATTGGATTCGCAGATACAGCAGTCGAATGGCCAACCCTTTTAATCCCACCCAGGCGAGTGTCCCACTGGTTCAGCCCGGACACGTCAGAGATAGTGACATCAATACGTGGGTCTTCCAGGAAGTTACCACTTGTGTTTGCCCCGAACGTAACAGAATAACCACTGCTCCAGCCAGTGCCGTACTTTTCGGTTCGGCAGAACGAGAAGATATTCTGGTTGGCATCGTTGACCACATTAATCGCAGTTCGCCCGCACGCGCCAGAACCGTTATAGCCTTCGATGGACACGCCAATGAAACGGTTATGTTGTACGCCCTGGCCTGTGGCGTTATCCAGATAGATTTGGTCAACCAGTCGGCCGTTTACGTTTGAAGCAAAACGCCCGCCAATCACGGAGTTCTCATTCACATAGGAACTGGCTGGGGGTTTGGCGTAGAAGCCATATTCGTGATTCGTCAGGGTCGGGTTAAGGATAGTACTGTAGGCTACCCGGCTGGATGCCCCAGGGATGCAGGCAATAGCTTTTGAGAAGTTCGTTACTACAGGGTTTTCAATTCCAGCCTCTACACAGTTAAGCAGTAATACCCCAATATCAGAACCTTCATAATTGTTTTTTTCAATCTGAAGTCCCCTTATCGTTCCGCGATATGGGTCTGAGCCTGCTGTACCGACTGTTACCGCCACAGAAACCCCGGCGTCAAAGATAATCTTCGCGCCGGTGAAGTTAAGGCTATAGCGGCCCGTAGGCAAAGTAATCCCCGAAGAACAGCGGAAAACACCAGATGCTGTCAGGTCGTTACCTGTAGAAACTGCCCACGATATGGCCGCCGCTATTTCGGCGGCGCTATCACTGACACCGCCGCTCTTCGCCCCCCAGCCGCGAATATCCCCCTGATCACGCCAGCGTGCCATCTGCAATTCTGGATATTTTTCAGCGCCATCAGGGTCGGATATTTGCCCTCTCAGCACCGCATCGCCTACGCTCAGCCACGCCCCAATGCTAATACCTCCACTGGCAGCGGGCGTCGACCCGGCAGGAATTACTTTCGGGAATGTGCCATCCCAGCGATAGTATTCACCGGTGCTGGTATCGCGCAGAACCTGGTTAGGCAGCGTCAGTGTGGCCCCGGTCTGGAAAGAATCCATGGTGATATAGCCGAAAGCGGCAATGGCTGCCTTCGCCATGGCCTCCAGCCCATACCATGTATGACGTGATTTACCAAAGCGGTCCAGCCACATTGCAGCGGTAATGCTGTTGAAAGCAATATCGAAGTTCTGCGCGTTATCGAATAAATCATACGGGCTGGTCGATCCCAGCGGATTCATCGTTGCGTATTTAGTCATGCTCGCTCCGGGCATAAAAAAACCCGCCGAAGCGGGTTCAAAGTATTTGGGGAATGGATGTGTTAAGCAACGTCGCCGGGATATTTCGCGTCGTCGTACTGATATTTTCCGGGATGGTACTGAATGGCTGATACGCTGCTGGTTCCGTCGCTACCGGGAGTTATCTCCCCCACCAGTGCGTCATATCCCACGCGCGAAGATGAGCAGAACATCAGGCGCGGCGGCTCAATATACGGACTGCCCATTTCCCATTCATCTGGCGCCAGCGCAGCGCTGTATGGAATGCTCAGCGTGTAATCGTCAATCCGGGTCGGTACCAGAAGTGCTGATGCCTGCCCCCCCTGGTGGCGGATCACCACTCTGGGGTTGGCAAAGCTCCAGTCAGGCGGCTCACTGAGCGTCAACGTGATTACATTCCTGTCCCAGCTCATGTCTGTGATCAGGCAGCTCAGCGTCTGGCTACCGGGGATGTCATCAGTCAGGATGATGCGGTCCATAAACTGGTAGCAAAGCGCATCCATCTCAGTGCTGGTCGTATGCTGCAGGCGCTGCAGGAGATAACCCAGCAGACGACGCATACCGATTCGGTACGCCCGGTCCTTATCCACCACCCCCTCCAGCTTGTAATCCTCAACCTTAGCGGGGGTCGGGTTCCCGGGCAGCCGGCACTGAACGGTTTCTTCTGCCCACGTCGTGCCATTGATGTAGGTGACATCGACCCCGTCATAATCATCCTGACTCGGTGCCTTAAATGCGGTCTGAAGTTCTTCAGTGGTCTCCTGAGGGGTGATCATACCTGTCCAGTTTTTCACCCCTTCACGC